TACGTAGTAAACCTTTGCCTGGTTGACTCCGGAAACGATACGGACAACGTATACGATTTTTGCGCGCTTAATTCAGAGTGGGCGCTGCCTTGCAAGGGTTCCAGTAACCCCATGCAGAACCATTTTAAGATAAGTACCGTAAACAAGGATAGCAGCAAGGCATACGGTATGAATCTTATTATTGTAGACGGCGGCAAGTATAAGGACATGATCGCCGGCCGCCTTCGCAAGCCAAACGGCCGAGGGAGCTGGATGGTATATAAGGATTGCGACGAAGAATACGCGGCCCAGGTAACGGCAGAGCACAAAATAAACGTAAAGAACGGATCCAAAGTAAGACAGGAGTGGGTGCCGAAAACCAGCCACGCCGACAACCATTATTTAGACGCCGAGGTCTACGCGTTGGCAGCGGCGGACACTTTAGGAGTCCGGATGCTTCACCTGCAGACGATACAGGAGCAGACCCAGGAAGCAGCGAAACCGCCGGAGACATCACCGCCAGAGGAGGACTGGATCCGGCAAAACGACGAGTGGATTAAGGAGGGATAAGGATGGCAGATACACCGACAGCGAAGGAGATGCTGGCCCAGGTAAACGCAGCTATTACAAGCGTACTTGCAGGCGGCCAGTCTTATAAGATTGGATCCCGGCAGCTTAACCGGGCCGACCTTTCCAAGCTATACGAGATGCAGCGAGACCTGCAGGCCCAGGTCGCAGCAGGAGAGCCAGGCTTATTAGACGATTGTTACGTCGCAGTATTTGAAGGGAGGTAAACCGGTGGGCAATATTTTAGACAGTATTATCGGCTTTATTTCCCCGGAAGCCGGAGCCAGGCGCGAGGCCTGGCGGCAGAACCTAAACGAGTTACGAAACTACGACGCCGGAAATTACGACCGGCTTAACGCCGGGTGGATCGCCTATAATCAATCGGCGGAAAATACGGACCGGTACAACCGGGAGACCGTAAGAGCCAGAGCGCGGGACCTTGAGCGAAACAGCGATATGGCCAACAGCGTGATCGGAGCATATAAACGGAATATAGTAGGCCTGGGCGTTACCTTGCAGGCGGACACGCCAAGCGAGAAATTAAACGACGCAATAGAGGAGGCCTGGAAGGAGTGGTGCAAAAAGAAAAATTGCGACGTTACGGAAACACAGAGTTTTTCACAAATGACCAGGATGGCAGTTGAACGGAAAAAGGTAGACGGAGGAATCCTTTTTAGGAAGTGCTACCTTCGCGGCGGCGTTGTTCCTTTCCGCTTGCAGGCCCTGGAGGTTGACGAGCTGGACACTACGGCCATGACGCCGCACAGCAAAGGGAACCGAGTAGTCGGAGGCATTGAGTACAACAGCTACAACAAGCCGATGGGCTACTGGATCCGCCAGTATAGCATAGACGGCTTTTCTAATATAGACCCCGTTTATGTTCCGGCCAAAGATATAATTTTTATTTTCACGAAGCGCCGCCCTTCGCAGATACGAGAAATGAGCGACTTAAGTCCGACCATAACCAGGATCCGGGACGCCAACGAGTTTATGACCGCCGTAAGCGTAAAGGAACGTATAGCGGCCTGCCTTTCCGTTTTCATTAAGAAAACCATACCAACAACCGGCATCGGGCGCGGGGCTACTCAGCAGACCGGCCCCCGGACCAGCTACGAGGGAAAGAACATAAGCCCCGGCATGATTAAAGAGCTTAACGCAGGAGACGAGATCCAGGTGGTAAACCCGACCGGCCAGGCAACGGACGCCGCGAGCTACGTTAAGCTGCAGCAGCGATTGATCGGAGCAGGCCAGGGCCTAAGCTACGAGGCGACCAGCCGGGACATGAGTCAGAGCAATTACAGCAGCGCCCGCCAGGGGATTATAGAGGACGAGCAGACCTACATAGAGGACCGGGAGCTCTTCGACGAGTTCCGCGACGAAGTTTACGAGACCTTTATTATATCCGGCGTTCTTTCTGGCCTTTTCGATATAAAGGACTTTTGGAATCCGGAGAAAAAGAGCAAATACCTGGCGCACAAATGGGTGGCAGCACCGAAGCCCTGGATCGACCCATCCAAAGAGGCAACCGCTACAAAAATAGCGTTGCAGACCGGACAGAAAACCCTCCAGCAAGTAGCAGCAGAAAACGGAAGGGACTGGAAAGACATGATCGACGATATGGCCGAGGTTTTAGAGTACGGCCGGGAAAAAGGTATAGAGTTAGGAGGCATTATATATGACAGAAACACAGGCGAGCTTACGCCGAAAGACGACGACGAGCCAGGGGAAAACAATCCGGTACCGGGCAGCCCAGGAACCGAAGGAGAAGCCCCAGGAGAAGCCGCAGGCGGCCCAGGAGGGCAAGAAACCGGAGCAGGCGGAGAAACCCCAGGGAACGGACAAGAAGCCCCAGGAAAAGCCGCAGGAGACGCCACAGGAGGGCAAGAAGCCGGAGCAAAAGCCAAAGACGGGAAATAAATCCCTTACAAGAGAATTTACGGAAGGTAACGCGATCCGCGCCCTGGACGGAGAAGGGAACGAAAGAAAGTTTGTATTGAGCTTTTCCAGCGAGGAGCCATACAACCGAGGCTGGTGCCTTGAGATATTGGACCACGCACCCGGAGCCGTAAACATAGCCCGCCTTAACGATATAGGCGTCCTTCTTTTCAACCATAAGAGAGACGCCGTCCTGGGACGCATTAACCGGGCATGGATTGAGGGGAATCGGGGCTATGCCGAGGTTGAATTTGATACCGACGAGGCCGCAGAAGTTATTTACCAGAAGGTTAAGAGTGGCACCCTTAAAGGCGTTTCCGTTGGGTACCGGATCGAAAGCATAGAGGAGGTCATGCCGGGACGGACAAGCGCTGACGGCAGATTTACGGGCCCTTGCGACGTCGCAAGGAAATGGGAACCTTTTGAAATTTCCATTGTTTCAGTACCGGCAGACCCTACCGTCGGAGTAGGCCGGGAGTTTGAGGAGACCGACGGGACAAAAGGGAAGCGCGCGCCGTCACTTCGTGAGCGGCAGCTTCAGATAAACATAAATAAATTTTTATAGGAGGTAGAAAGAACCATGAACAAGAGACAGCTTAGAGCCATGAAGATCGCCGCACAGCAGGCACTTGTAAATGGCGCAGCAGGCAGAGAGCTGACCGCCGAAGAAAGCGCGCAGTTTGACACCTTGCAGAGAGAGATCGACGCCTTAACCCTTGAGATTGAGGCAGAGGAGCGGCAGCAGTCCCAGGCAGCAGGAAGCGGCCAGGCGGCAGCAGGAGCAGCAGCGGATCCGCAGCAGAGAGACCTGGGCGGCCAGGGAGACGCAGCGACCAGAGCGGTGGCAGCAGAGCGCCAGAGAGTACAGGATATTTCCGACCTTTGCCGTGAGTTTGAGACGGATCCGGGAGAGTACATCCGGACCGGCGCAACCATAGACCAGGTAAGAGCGGCAATCCTTGAGGGGATGCGGCAGACCGGCAGCCCTACCAGCGTACAGGTCACCAGAGACGAGGGCGACACCTTCCGGCAGAGAGCCACGGACGCGCTGATCCTTCGCGCAGGTATTCAGATCCAGCACCCGGCGGAGGGCTGCAACGAGTTCAGAGCGATGAGCCTTAGAGATTTGGCTATTGAGTGTTTATCCAGAGAAGGACAGAACACGGGGGCCCTCTTAAGGATGAGCTCCGACGACCTTTACGGAGAATTATGCCGCCAGTTTTACAACCCTTCCGCAGCCTTCCCGGCTATCCTTGACAGCACGATCCGGAAAAGCATTGTGGAGCTTTACAACTCGGTACCTACGACCTTCGAGGCCATCACCACAAAGGGCACCTTAAAGGACTTTAAGCAGACGGCGGACCACGAATACGTGATCGGAGGCGTTGGCGATTTCCTTATGGTACCGGAGAACGGGGAGATCAAGCCGGACAAGCCGAGAACCGAGCTGCTGCCGCAGCGTAAGCTGGACACCTACGGGAAGCAGTTCAGCATGACCCGCCAGGCGTTCATTAACGACGATATCGGCTTTTTGACGAAGGTACCGGGCCTGTACGCGACCGCAGCCAAGAAAACCATTAACAAGCAGGTATACACGATCCTTTTCAAAAACGCGAAGGTTTTCGACGGCTTACAGCTTTTCAGCGAGAAGCATAAGAACATTATGAAAAAAGGTTCCAAGCCTTCCCAGGCTTCCATCCAGGCAATGATCACCAAGATGGGCAAGCAGACGGACCACTTCGGCGAAGCGATTTACATTACGCCGCAGATCATTGTGGTACCGATTGGCTACGAGTTCGACCTTTCTGTTATCTTCCATTCTGCCCAGGTAGTAGGAAGCAATAACAACGACGTAAACCCGCTGTACAATTACCCGCTTAAGACCGTACAGGATCCGGTGCTTAACGCGTTGGCAGGCGACGGAGTATGCCCCTGGTTTATGTTCGGCAGCGGCGCAGCGGGCATCCAGGTCGACTACTTAAACGGCCAGGAGACCCCGACCGTAAGACGTATGGAGGTACCCGGTACGTTGGGCTTCGTTTGGGACATTTACCTTGACTGGGGAATCGCAGTAAGAGACTTCCGCAGCATGGCCATGAATCCGGGCGTTGTAATTCCGTCCGAAGAAGAATAAGAGAAGGAGGACAGATTTATGAGTAAGGCAGAATACTGGCAGCGCGGCGAAGCTATCGACTTTGTAAATAGCACCGACGCCAAGATCGAAGCAAACCAGATCGTAACTTTTGGCAACCGTGTAGGCGTAGCCGGTACCCCTATCGAAGTAGGGGAAACCGGAAGCCTTCACGTTTTCGGCGTATTCGAGATGCCCAAAAAGGAAGGGGAGGAGATCGCGGCAGGCGCGGCGGCATATTACGACCCCGACGAGGAAGCGATCACGG